CTCGGCCGACTCTGCGAGGGCATCCGACAGGGGGCCGAGGTCGCCGCCGGTGAAGACCGCGAAACTCTGCATCTCCCGCGACAGCGCATCCACATCGACGACGACAGGGGGCGGCGGCGCCTCGGATGCCGCGGTTGCCCGGACCGTGCGGCCAGAGCCGGCCCGGCCCGGGTCGTTGTCGCGGCCGAAGGTCAGCAGCTCAGACCTCGCCAGCGCCTCAGCCTCGCGGTCAGCCAGCCCCTGCAGCGTGTTGTCGTAGGCCGCCACCGAAAACCGCAGCGCGTCAACGCTCTCCCGCTGAGCATCGGTGGCGCGACCGGCAAGCTCTGCCCGCCGGAGCTCAAGGTCGGCGCTGGACAGGGCGAGCGCGAGCCGGTCCCGCTCGGCGGCCGTGAGTTGCTTCACGCCGGCGAACTGCGCCCTGATGTCTGCATCGCGCTTCCGCTGCGCGAGCTCTTCGCGGCTGACGGCCCCAGTGAGCAGGTCAATGTCGTCAGTGAGGCCCTGCAGGACGTTGGCCAGCCCGCCCTGGGCCTGCTGCATCGCAGTGGCCCGAGCTGCCGACGCAGCCATAGCCTCGTCGGCCTCTTCGACGGCATCGGCGAGGTACAGGTAGACCCCGCCGAGAGCCGCGGCAGCCGTGCCGACGGCGGCCAGCGCGGGGCCCATCGCCACAAGCGCGGGCAGTAGGCTGTGCAGGTTCTGCTGAAAGACCTGCAGCCCTTGCTGCAGGAAAACCGTCACCGCCGACTGCCCCGACGCCAGCCCAGCCACCACGTCCGGCATCTGCATGGCGATCGAGGCAAGGCCCTGCGAAGAGCGCCGCGCCGCGCCGTCGACCCCGTCGAGGTCTACCGCCAGTTGCCCGACCTTGCCCCGCTCGATGTCCAGCGCCTGCGCGATGCGCTGCGCCCCCTGCTGTGCCGCAAGGGCACGGGCCCGCTCCACGGTCGCGGCATCGGCGCCGGCCTTTGCCAGCGCGTCGAGGCTGCCCACCTGCTTCTGCAGGTCCATCACGGCCCGCTGAGAGCCTGACGCCTGCGCGTACAGCAGCCGCTCCAGCGCCGCCTCGGCCTGCGCCGTGGCCCGCTGGGCCTCCGTCATCGACCCCGCGATGGCCGCCCCGGCCGGGGCCCCGGCCGCGCCGAGCGCGTCCAGAGCTGCAGCGCCGCCGCGAGCTGCACCAGCGACACCCTCCAGCCCTGCCTCGGCCTGCGGTAGCCCGGTCACGCGGAAGACGTACTCGACTGCGGAGGCCATCAGGTTCCCGGGGCTGGCATGGTGACGGTAACCCCGCCCTTGGCCGACCGCACGAAGTCGGCCGCTTGGCCCTCGCAGAGCACCCGGTGCATGTGGTCAAGGGCGAAGAGCCGCCACGCCCCCTCCACGCCCTCAGCCCGCAGCCAAGGCAGGCCCGACGGCGCGGTCTTCGCCTGCCGCGCCATCGCCGAGAGCATCAGGAACTCCGGCGACCAGTCCCCCATCGGCCCGGTGGCGAAAGCCCCGAGCCGCATCGGCGGCCCGCCTCCCCGCCCCGATGGCCGCCGCATAGACGCGGCCGAGGTCATGGGCCATCAGGACCGACACCGGGATGGCGCCCTCGGCTGGCTCCATGCCGACGCGCACCGGCTCCCACACGCCCTCCGGCGTCTCGGGCGTCCGCATCGCCACGATGCCCATGCACGCGGCCCGCTGCAGGTGCCGCACGTCGTCGGCCGTGAGCGCGCCGCCAGCCCCGCCGAGAGCGGGGACTGCACGCGCCGCGATGGACGCGAGCAGGCCCTCCACCTGCAAGGCGTCCATCGGCGACAGCTCGCGGACGCGCACAGAGCACCCGGGCACGCTCTGCAGCGCAATCTCGTGAGTCTGCGCGGCCTCGGCCGCCGCGAGGAAGGCCGCGACGCTCACGCGGCCTCCGCGCTGCTGTTGGCGTTCACAAGCTCGATGCTCAGCGGCTCGTCGCCGGTAGACGCCCACACGACGCTGACGACCTTGGCCCCGGGCCCGGTGATGCGGTCGGCGACCGGCTCGGCAACCTGCGCGTCGGCCAGCGTGAGCTCAAGCGAAGACGTGCCATCGCCGAAGGAAATCACAGCGTCGTCGATGTCGCCCGTAACCTGCGCCGAGGCGAAGCCCTCGCCACCATCGTACAGGTCCGAGGTGATGCGGGCAGTGCGACTGCCCGATGCAGCGAAGTCACCGGGGCCGAGGTCGCCGAGACAGCGCACGGCCTGCAGCGCGTTGTCGACCTCCAGCGCGAGGCTGTTGAGCCGCAGCGTGGTGGCGTTCCAGGCAAGCGTGCCCGCTTCGTGATGCAGGATCGGCGTGTTGGCCGTCGCGGCCGCGTTCAGCGTGTGCGCGGTGTTGCTGCGGGTAAAGGCCAGGGCCTCCCCGCTGAGCTCGATGTCCATCACGCCCGGGGCAGTGATGCGGAGCGAGCCGCTGAACACCGTGGCGCCTACGAGCGTGATGGCCTCGTCGTTTGCGCTGCCGACGGCCGTGCCGGTGTTGAACCGGACGGTCGCGCCGATGCGGCTCGCGCCCGCCGTGAGCGTGTGCGTGTACGGGCCCGCGCCGGTGGTGGTCCAAGTGCCCCAAAGCATCCAGCGCAGCATCGTCGCAAGGTGGTCGACCGTGTAGTGCGCGCGCAGGCGCATCGTCCACGAAGCAGACGTGCTCTCCTTGTAGCTCGGCCCGGCGAAGCCCTTGCTGCCGCGGCCGAGGGCCCGCAGCTGCGGCCGCGCGGCCCCAGTCGTGACCTCGATGGACTCGACGCGGGTTGAGGCCGTCGCCTGCGCCTGCGCCGTACCATAGGTCGCCTCGATGGCCACGTTGACCAGCGTGTTCGCGCCGCGGAGATGCGGAATGGGGGCCATTAGGGCTCCTGCACGGTGTAGTTGTTGCGCTGAGCAGACATGATCAGGAACTCGCCGTCAGAGGTCCAGACCTTCAGGCGGTCAGTGTAGCGGCCGCCGTCGGCGCCGCCGGTGGCGATGTAGCCCGCCAGCGTGCGGCCGTCTGGTGTCACGGTCACACGCTCGGAGCCCGCGACCCAGAGGTAGGCGGCCCCGGCGCCTGCGTCCTGGGCGTCGGCAAGCACGGCCTGCACCTCTTGGCCCACCGTCTGCCCCTCGGAGGGCTGCCGCAGCGGGCTGAGGATGCCCGTGAGGTCCCAGTAGATGCGCCGGCTTTCGCCCGTCGCTGCGATCCACACAGACGGCGGCCGCTGGCCTGCCGCGAGGCCCTGCAGCACAGGCATCGACGGCGCTGGGACCGTCTCGACGATGCGGCCAGTGCGCGGGCTGGCGACGGTGAAGATGCTGGCCCCGTTGGTGGCTGCCGGGTTGCCGAAGTACAGCCAAAGCACGTTGACCGCGGCTTGAGGCGCGGTCGCGTTGTCCACCTGCACAGACGCGGTCCGTGTGGCGTAGGTGAAACCCGATAGCTTGTAGCTGACCAGCGTGATGCCGTCGTCGAGGGTCACGCGGATGTCGTCGCCGTCCGGCTGGATTGCGTCCCAAAACTCGGCCAGCGTCGATGGGATCACGCAGGTCACGTCGCGCGAGCCTGCGCCGCTGCGGTCATCGACCACGATGGCCACGCGCCCGCGGTATGCGTCGTCATACCACGCCATTACGGCCTCTCTTCCCAGGTGTATGTGGCCGTGAAACGCACCACCGCGATCCCGTCAGACGCCTCGGCGGGGGCCATCGTCGGGTCGGCCGAAAAGCTGGCGAGGTCCCACACGATGCCGCCCAGCGTCCGGGCGGCAGATGACCCGCCGAGCGCCGTGATGAGGTCTTCGACGACGGCCGAGGCGGCATCCTCTACGTCCTCCAGCCCGCCAGAGGCGCCGCCAGCGACGAACGCCTCGATCGACACCTCGATCGACCGCACATAGCCGCCGAGCTGCCCACCGGCCTCACCAGTGGACGCGCCCAGCTGGTAGCGCAGGCACGGGGCCTGCGCGTGCGGCGCTGCGTCGAGCCCGTAGACGATGCGCGAGCCCACGGCTGTCGTGTACGGCGCCGCGCCGTCGATGAGCGCGAGACGGGTGGCGACCGCGGCGCGGATGGCGGCGAGCGAGGTCACGGCAGGCCCTCCAGCGCCGAGCTTAGCACGTCGGCGAGGGACGCGGGCACGCGGCGGGCCTCAGCGTCGAAGGCGTCGCGCAGGTAGTACTTGGCGCGGATGGTGGTCTGCTTCACCAGCCACCATCGCACAGGCCCCAGCGTGCCCTCCTGGCGCCTCCGGGGCCGCGCCCGCCTCTCCACCCGCACCGGGCGCTGCGGGCGCCCTCTGGGGGCCTTTTTGGCCTTGCGCCGGGGCACCTCGATCAAGGCCGCGAGGTCCGCGCGGAACTGCACGAAGCGCAGCGGCCGCGGAAAGTCGCGCGGGGTCTGGTAGCGGGCCGTGCCGTTTGGCTGCTTCACGCTGGCCGTGGGGATGGCAAGCCACCGCCGACGCACCGGCCGCACGGTCCCGCCGCGCTCTTGGATGCCGGCGTAGACCACCTCGGCACCGGCGAGGGTCACGCCCCCGGCGGCGACGCCGACCTCGATGTCCGCGCCCGCACGGAGGGGCCCGATGCCCGCGCGCGGGGCGCCCTCGGCGCGCACGAAGCCCCCGATGCTGCGACGGAGCAGGCCGCTGCGCGGCTTCATGCGGCTTCGGGCGTTGTCCTTGGCGCCGGCCTCCATGGCCCGGGCCACGTCGCCGAGACGGCGCCCGAGCTCATGCCGGAGCGCACCGCCGGCGGCCAGCTGCAGCCGGTCCGCCAGCTGCTTCACGTTCACGGCGCAACGAGCCGATGAGGCTGCGCCAGAGCCCGCACCTCGGGCAGCAGGTCGAGCGCCGTCAGGTCTACGCGGCTCTGCCCGTCGTCGAGGGTCAGACGGCCAGCGGACCGTGTGTGCGCGAGCCAGTGCCCTACCTGCACCACCAGGGCCTGCGCCAGCGTCCCGGGGAGCGTAGCCCAGCCGGCCGAGACCACCACTTTGTTCGCCCGCAGCGCAGTGCTCCAGCCTGTGCCGGCTGACTCGCGCAGGATGATGAGCCCAGCGTCGCCGTCCAGATCCCGGTCGGCTGCGTCGACTGCGGTAGCGGCCCCGTAGCTGCGGGTCGGGTCGATGTGCACAGAGGTCACCGAAATGACCGGCCGCACGGGCACCATCAGCACCAGCGAGTCGGCCGGGTCGATGCTCAGCGCCCCGGGGTAGGCCGTGTAGGTCGCAGCTCCGAGCGTGCGCGTGCCCGAGTCCGGCACGGGGAAGCGCAGCCACTCGGCAAGCGCGGCGTCTGTGCGGTCGATCAGCGTCCCGATCAGGGCGTCATCCCCCGAGACGGCGCCGGTGAGCTGCGCCCGCACCGTCGCCGCCGACATCACCGGCATGGGGCCCCCATCACCTGCATCACAAGCGCCCGGTGGCGCTCGTTCAGAGCGTGCCGCACCTCTGCCGAGAGCGACGGCGGCGCGGCAGATAGCAGCGCCCCGACGGCCTCGTCGAGGGCCCCCGAGGCGATGCGCCGGCAGACCTCGGACGGGTCGCCGGCCAGAGACGGCAGAGCCCCCGCCATCGGCGAGCGCATGGCCCGATCGATGACGGGGGAGGCCATCAGGCGCGTACCGCCTCGATCAGGACCACGACGGTGCCCGTGAGGGCCACGCCGCTGCCGGACTTCGTGACAGCCACGTTGATGTGGCTGGCGCCCGCGGTGTGCGGGTACGCCTCTTCGTTGTCCAGCGTGAAGGACAGCCCGGTGCCGGCGGTGAGGTTGCCGGTGCCGCCGCTGCCGCTGGTCTGCGTGGTGAACGAGCCCAGCGACTGCGACCCGACCTTGACGGCGCAGGTGGCGTAGTCGGTGTCCGAGGCGGTCCGGTTCGTGTCCGGCACGAAGGAGGCGCCGACGACAGCGTACTTAGCGTACGCGCCCGCGGGCATCATCGCGTAGACCGTCTCGCCGGTGCCGGCGGTCGTCTGGTCAAGGGGCAGGACAAGGGGCATGAACATGGGTACCTCCTGCGGTCACAGGTTGAACATGTACCGGACCGTCTTCTGGCCGGCCTTGGCAAGGTTCTGGTAGGTGCGGCGGTTGCGCGCGCGCAGGAAGCTGCCGCCGATGGTGATGTCCCGCTGCAGGTCCACCGAGGTCCCGACGCGGACAAAGCGCCGGAACAGGCGGCGGTTGAAGAGCAGGGCGCCCGTCTTGGTCATGGTCACGCCGTCAAACAGGCCGCTCGCGTTCAGGTCCGCGGTCATGCAGTCGCAGACGATGACCGGCACGCCGTAGATGCTGGCGACCTCGCCGCGCACAATCGGGGCGTTACCGCCGTAGTCGGCGGCGCTCACGATGCCGGTCATGCTCACGAGCTTCGTGAGGTAGCCCTGCCAGCTGGTCAACATCACCACGTCGCCGCGGCCGCCACGGGGGCCCTGGAGGCTGGCGATGTCGCTGGCGAGGGTGGTCACGGAGAAAGTCGACCGATCGACGCCGTTCGACTGGTCCAGCGACAGGGCGCGCAGGCCGAGCCACGACTTCAGGTAGTGGTCCGCGCTCGCCGCGACGGAGCCAAACATCCCGGCGGGATCCCACGAGGCCAGAGCGTCCTGATGGGTCGCCGCAGTGTCGCCGTTGACCACGCACAGACGCTCGCCGATCGCCATCGACCGCGTCATCGAGTCGCGGATGAAGGGGATGGCCGGGACGATCGAGTCCTCGGAAGCGTCCTCATGCAGGAACACCATCACGGCCAGCCCGCTGGCGGTGATCGTGAGCTTGTCAGTGCCGACCGTGGACTTGTTGAAGGCCGCGGGGTTGTCGCCGGTCTGCCCGACGAGCTTGAAGGGCACCGGGTAGGACGTGCCGAGAGGGAGCTCGACGCTGTTGGACGGGATCGCCGTCTCCTCGAACAGCGACAGCACGCCGTCAGGGTCGTACTCTTCGACCTGCCACAGCGGGGTGGCGAGCAGCGGCGTCGGAATGAAGTCGCCGCCGCTTCCGGCGCCGGTGTCGAAAGCCTTGCGGATGCCCTCGGGAGCCCGGCGCCACACGGCCTGGATGGCCTCGTAGGTCGGCCGGCAGCCGCGGACCATCAGGTCCTCGGAGCCAAGCGCGGCGGCGCCGTGGATCGCGGTGATGGCGATGGTGTGGTCCTCGACCGCCCGCTGGATGTCCGCCTGCCAGGGGTGGATCGGCTTGCTGTCGAGCAGGCCAGGAAGGCTGCGCGCGCGCACGCGGCTGTCGGCCTTGTCGTAGGACCGGGCGACGATGCGGCCGTCGACGACGAAGGAAGCAAGGTCGCGGTCACTGCCCGACAGGTCGGGAGCGGCGGCCTTTTGCGCGGAGACGGTGGTAAGCGCCTGCTGCGCCGCCTTGAGGTCGGCCGCCATACGCTCGATGATGACAGTCTTCTCGGCGTCGGACTTCTCCAGCGCGCCGAGCTTCTTGCCCTGGGTGGAGGCCCATGCGGCAAGCTCTTCAGGGGACGCAAACTGCGTCAGGTCAGCGGCCATGGGGGCCTCCTGGGGTGTGGCCCACGCGGGGCCGGGGGAAGAGGTGCGCCAGCGGATGCGCGGCCGTCTCGGCGACGGCGGCGCGCACGGTCTGCGCCGGCGAGAGGGGAAGGGCGCGCTGAGCCTCGGCCTGCGCGTCGGGGTTCATCGGCATCGGCGTCAGGCTGCACTCCATGAGCACCGGAGCCATGTAGACCAGCCCGCCGCGCTCATCGTAGAGCTCGGAGCCCCTGAGCTCGGGCGCGCCCCGATACAGCATGGAGCTCGGCCGGAAGCCGACCGACACCGTCCGCAGGGTGCCGGCCCGAAGCTGCGCCGCGACGGTGACGCTCATCGGGTAGGACTCGACCGGCCGGGGCTCAAGGGTGCCCCTCAGTGCGCCATCGCGCACGGCCACGTCGCGCCAGATGCCGACCGCAGGCTCGTCGTAGCGATGAGCCCAGAGCGCAACCGGGTTGGCCATGAAATCGTCCAGGACCCAGTCCTGCCGCACGATGTCGCGCGCCCGGTCGGGGGTAGCCGAGGACATCACGAAGCCGTAGCGGTCGGGCTTGTCGTCGTCTGCATCGTCCATGCGGCAGACCTGCACAGAGGCGCGGCCGAGCAGCTTGGCCGCCGGCACGCCGAGAGCGTCCCCGATGGTGCTGAGGGTCGCCCAGTCGCCGCCGCGGGTCAGGAGCTCCGGCACGTCCCGCTCGGACACTCGGGCTGCCTCGGCCATCTGGCCCACGGCGCGGGCCGACTCAGCGGCGAGCCGACGCAGGACAAGGCCGGGGGGCGCGGTCACGGCGGCGTAGGTGGTCATTCGGGGGGCCTCCGCTGGCGCGGGACGAGGGTGCACCGGCAGTTGATCGAGAGCCCCGGCTGCGCGAAGAGCGCCGGGCCGGGGGCCGTGGCCCCGATGTATCGCGGGTCCAGCCCTGCGGCTATCGGTACCACGAACAGCCCGCCGGGCGCAACCCGCTGGCCATCCAGCGCGCGATGCTCGGGGCGCTCGCCGAAGCCAGCGGATGACCACTCCACCTCAAAGTCTGCGCCGTCCGCGAGGGCCTGCCGATACGCCGCCAGCTGCCCCTCTGTCTGAGCACGCGCGGCCTCTGTGCGACCGATGCGGAGGGCGCGCATGGGCGAAAAGCCTTGATCGTCCTGCAGGGCCTTCTGGATCTCGTTGATCGAGGCGCCCCGCTCGATGCCCTCGGAGACGACGACGCCCACCCGCTCCCGGGTAAAGTCGGACACCTCGACCACCATCCGGCCCAGCTGTAGCTCCGACGCCTGCAGCACCTGCAGCGCGTCGAAGAGCGCGGCCCGCCCCAGCGCGGCGAGCTCGCGCCGCATGGCCTCGCGGATGGCGGCCTCTAACACCTCGCGGCCAAACTCCTCGATCAGCCGCGCCACCTCTTCGGGGCCCGCCAGGATGCGCTCAAGGTCTCCGGCCGTGAGCATCCGCTGCACTGACCGCTCAGCCGGCAGCGTGTCGGCGATGCGACGCTGGTACCGTCGCAGCTGCTCGTCGAGCAGGCGGCGCCACTCGCGCGCAAGGGCCCGCGCGTGCCGGTCGAGGGCGCGGCGCCGGACGGCGGCCCCTTCAGCCATCGGGGAAGAGCTCGTCGTCGCGCCGCAGCCGTCGCGCCCACGCGGCGCCCGAGTCGCCGCCCCACAGCAGCCACGCGACGTACATCGGCGACGGGTCCGTGGTGGAGCCCCAGCCGGGCCGGCGGCGGGCGTCCGAGACGGTCTGACCGCCGAAACGCGCGAACCAGCGCACGAGTTTCTTGGCGAGGTCATCGCCGATGCTTCCGGATGCCAGCGCAGAGGCCGTCCGGGCGCCCTCAGCGGTGCCGCCGCGGTGCCCGGCGCGCCGCAGATCCAGCCCCCGCCGCGCAGCCCTGCGGGCCCCCTGCGGCACGTCCCAGGGCATCAGGCGCCCTCGTCGTCGAGAGCGTCGAGCACCATCCGCGCAAGGTCTGCAGCCTCCGTCAGCGCGTCAAGGTCGTCGGGGTCGTCGGGGTCCGCGGCAGAGATGACGGCGCGGGCCTGCGCGATGAGGTCGGCCGCGTCGTCGGGGGAGAGAGGGGCCCCGCCCGGGTCGTCCGCTGGAGCACCCGGCGCGGGCGGGGCCGCTGATGTCGAAAGGGCTGGAGCGTCAGCGAAGCCCTCGTAACGGGCGGCCTCGTCGGGGTCTGCGCCGAGGCCGACCCACGCGGCGACGTTGGCCACGCGCGCAGCGCGGTCGGCCTGCAGCTCGACGACGCCAGCGAAGTCGTGGGCCAGCGTCACCTCGGGGGACTCGCCGAGCATGGCCGGAAGGCGGCTCAGGCCATCGTCCACGAGGCGGCAGAGGTCGCGGACGTGACCCCAAAACAGCACGGCCTCTTGCTGCGCCGTCGCGAAGTTGGCCCCGGGGAGGCCCATCACGGTGGGCGGCACCGACGTGACGGCCATCACCTGCTCGCGCACGAAGGTGCGTTGCTCAGGCAGCGCCTGCTCAGTGGGAGTCCAGCCGAGGGGCTTGAGGTCAGCGTCGCCGCTCATGGTCAGGACGCCGCCGTCTGCGGCGCGCATCATGGCCCGCAGCGCAGTGTCGGCAGTCCGGCGCTGAACTTCGTTCCAGCCGGCTTCGCCTTTCGGCACCAGCATGGCAGCCGGCCGGCCCGCGGCGCCGTTGAGGCGGGCGCGCTCGGCAAGGGCCTGATCGGCCAGGAGGTCGCGCCGCAGCACCTCGACGTAGCCCGTACCCCACAGGGCATAGACGCTGTCCTCCGCAGTCGACATCGCAAGGTGGATGACTGCGGAGGGGTCATAGTACGTCTCCTCCCCCGTCCGCCCGACGAGGTAGGCCCGGGGCTCGCCCGTGGCACCCGGCTCGATGCGGACCCGTCCGGGGTGGATGCGGCGCATGGTCGCGGCCCCGCCGGGGGCCCGGAGCACCAGCAAAAAAGCGTTGCCGGCGGCCTGCAGGTCCAGCATGAGCTGCCGACGCAGGCGCAGGCCCGTCACGCCCGGGGAGGGCTGGCGCAGCAGGTCCAGCGCGGCCGACTCCACGCGCGTGGTCTCGATGCCGGTGCCAGTGCGACGCTCGCGCACGGCGACGATCGGCAGAGAGGCGGCTGCGTCAGACACCTTGCAGAGAGCGGACCAGAGGAACGGATTCGACTTCGCGCCGGCGAGGGCCTGAAGCGGGTCGTAAAGCGGCGGGGTCGCCGTGCCAGCGACGTAGTCCGCGCCCGCGACATAGCGCCGCTCGTCGGGCTGCGCGATCGGCAGCGGGCCGGTGGAG